GAGTCCCAAAGCCCCACCGCTACATCGAAAGCGGAGGCGACCAAAGCGCCGACGGCGGCAGTAAAGCGTTTGTCAACTTCTCGGATTGGTCGATGCGCGGCTACGACATCGACAACCAGACAGCCCATGCATGGCAAGCAGGCATACTGGCCAATGAGACGACTATGAACGACAAGACCTATACGCACGACGAGGTGACCGACATATTGTCCAAGGTCATTTCCGTGTTTACCGATTCAGTCCATCCAGCCGTAAGGCTCCATGGCACCTGCATCAAGATCGCGCTCGGCATCCCCGGCATGCCCAACATGAGCGAACTGGGGAGAACCAACAACGTGACGCGCGCGGAAGTCAGCAGGCGTGTGAAGAACATCCAGCGAAAGATGAACCTGCCGCCGTCGATGTTTATGAAGTCCGACTACGCTTGCTCGCGCCTCAAACGCAAATGAAGCCCAAGCCCATCGAACTGGCTGGACGCTTTGGCGTGTCCAAGCAGGCTATCAACAACTTCATCAACCAAGGGATGCCCGTTGACTCCATTGAGTCCGCCGAAGCATGGCTGATGCAACGCCGCGCGCGCGCCAATGGCGGCGGTCAAACCGTCCGCCCAGACAAGGACTTCACCGAGACGGTTGAGAAGCAACGGGAACTCAAGGCTCTGGCCTACGAGCATTACCTGTCCGACCTGCGGAGCGGCGCCCCCGAAGCCGCCAAGTCCTACGCCACCTACGACAAGTTGGTCAAGACCCTCGTCACGCTGGAGAAGGAACTACATGCGCGGCAGATTGCATCCAAAGAGTTCATCCGCACCCAGACCGCTGTCGAGCGCTTTGGCAAAATCCTTAACGACATCCGTAGCGAACTTAATCAACTTGGCACCAAGGTCGCTTCCCGCGCTAACCCCGACAACCCCGGCAAGGCTTTAAAGTCTATCGACGACGAGGTGAACTACATTCTTTCGCGCGTCTCCCAAGCCGTCGGCGACGCCGAAGATACGGTCAAGGGAGACGACACGCTTGAGGCTCTCGCCGACCCAGTCGTGGTTGAGGATGATAATTCCAACGAGGACGAAGTCGAGGATTCCGCCGAGTGACCGAGGACAATTACGAGAACTCCCTGCGGGCAATCCTTGCCCCAGACCCAGACGGGGACATCGTGGACTGGCTGGAGTCCAACGTGAAGAACATGCCGGGGCCAATGCCCGGCCCATTCCGTGTGGACTCCACACCGTACCTCGCGCCTATCCTGCGCGCCATGTGCGATCCCGAAATCCGAACCATCGTTGTGTTCGGTGCCGTCCAGATGGGCAAGTCCACCCTACTGGAACTCTGGTCATCCTACATCGCTGGTCGCACCCCCGGCCCAACCCTACTGCTCCAAGACGTTGACCCCAATGCCAAGGACTGGCAGATTAACCGCCTCAAGCCCATCTGGGAGGCGACCCCTGCCACCATGTCGCGCGTCAGCAAGCAGGAGAAGTCCAACTGGCACACCAATCAGTTCCAGCGTTGCACCATGTGGGTGCTGGGCGCGCACAACAAAAAGAACCTCCAACGCCGTTCCATCCGTTTCCTCGGTGGTGACGAAGTCTGGATGTGGCCCAAAGGACACCTTGGCGAAGCCCTACGCCGCAGAACAGCGTTCACATGGAACGGGAAGTCGGTATTCATCTCCCAAGGCGGCTACGAGGGCGACGACATTACCAACCTGTGGATGCAGTCCGACCGCCGTGAGTGGATGTTCCGTTGCCTAGCCTGCGATACCCAGCAAGCCTACGAGTTTGAGCAACTCATTTACCCACCCGAAGCCAAGGGCGGCGACGGCTGGGACATCGACAAGGTCAAGCGCGGCATCAAATACAAGTGCAAGTCCTGTGGTCATATGCACGATGACTCCTTTGCTATCCGGCAGGAGATGAACGCCAAGGCGGAATACGCCCCTATGAACCCCGGCGCCCCCAAGGGCATCGTCGGCTTCCATTGGAACGCCCTGTGTGGTCAATGGGGTATGTCGTGGGGCGAACTAGCCGAAGAAGCCATCGTCGCCAAGCGCGCCTACGATAACCACGGTGACGAGACAAGCCGTATGGAGTTTAAGCAGAAGCGTCTTGCCGTATCGTGGACGGAGGAAATAGACGAAGGCGGCGGTGAGATCATGCCAAGCGGGTACAAATTGTCCGATGGCTGGGATGGCGAAGGTGCCATGGTGGACACCAAACTAGTCGCCGCGCCCATCACCGACGATCACCGCAAGGCAAAGCAGTTTGCTCGCCTGCGGTTCATGTCCGTGGACGTACAGCGCAAGGGCTACTACGCCGTCATCCGTTCTTGGACGGTAGATGGTAAGTCCCGCATGGTCTGGTGGGGTTATGTTGAGACTGACGACCAACTTCGGGAGATGCAGGTCAAGTACGAGGTGGCTAACTTCTTCGTGTTTCTAGACTCTGGTGACGGCCCAAACACCGATGCCGTCTACCGCCTCTGCGCGCGCTTTAGTTGGAACGCCACCAAGGGTTCCGGGGCAAATGAGTTTGCATGGCGCGTCATGACCCCATTTGGCATGAAGGTGGCCTATCGACCCTACCAGCCAGCCAAGGTCATCCAAGTCGGCGCCCAGTCCTGCAAACTGTATGTGTTCTCAAACCTTGTGTTCAAGGACTCCCTGTCCCGCCTACGGCGCGCTGGTCACCACACCTACGCCGAGGACGCCGGAGACGAGTACCGCAAGCAGATGCAGTCGGAACACCGCACCAAGAACAACAACGGCACCCCCATCTGGATACCCATTGGTGATCGCGCCAACCACTTATGGGACTGCGAAGTCATGGGCATCCTACCTGCGATGATGGCCAAACTCATCGGCAAAGGCAAAAACAAGAACGCCATCTCAACCGAGGAAAAGGAACCGGGCAAGGAACCAGAAAGTTCTTCTTGACGTGGGGACACTTGATAACAAGATAGGGTCAAGTCTTGGATGCAGGAGGTTGTGGGGCGTTATTGGTGGCTCTGGTGGCGTCTATCTTGCATCCAAGACCCAAGTTTACACAGGGCTAAAGCCAAATGGCTCGCGCTCAAGGTATTTTTCTAATCTTGGACATCTCCGACATAGAGGAAATTGTCGCACAGGCCGTTGTATTACTCAAACAAGGCAAGACCATGATGGAATACGCAGACTCCGGCACGTCCGTGACCAAGGAGTTCCCTATGACCATCCAGCAGACCCTTTTGGAAGCACGATACGCGCTCCAAGTCAAAGACCCCCAAAGATATGGGGCTATCGACCGTGTGCGCGTGATCAATATGCTCAATAACTTCCGAGGACTCTGATGAAGAAAAACACCCGCAAGACCCCGCAAAAGAAGTTTAACCAGCGCCCCGCAAAAGGGGTGACGGTGAACCCTGCCCTAAAGAAGCAGGCTAACTCCACAGGGCCGGGCATCTTCAGTAATTTCGAGAGCGCGAAGTTTAGCAACAAGCGTAGTTGGATTTGGTCCTCATGGCCGCAGGACTTCAAGAAAACCATGACGGTGTTCGACCGCATGGAGACGACCCGCAAGATGCGTTGGTTGGAACTCAATGCGGGACTAATCCGACAGGTCATCGCCGACATGGCTACCTACTCGGTCGGTTCGGGTATTAAGATGCAGGCGCAGTCGGGTAGCGAGGTTTGGGACGAACAAGCGGAAAAGTACTTCAATAAGTGGGCTTCGCGCTCATGCGACATCACGGGTCGCTACTCGTTCTTTGAACTACAGCACATCTGTTGCCGCTTGATGGATCGTGACGGCGAGTGCTTCATCATCAAGACCAAGGGGTCAGACGGTCGTCCCAAATTGCAGGTCATCGAGTCCCACCGTGTCGGTAACCCCGGCAACGACGGCGCTCCTCCTCCCGGCATGGTAGATGGCATCTTCTTTGGCCCATACGGCGCCCCCCAGTACTACAATGTAATACGTTCCGACGGCTCCAGCCGCCGAGTACCCGCCAACGCTGTCATGCACCTGTACGAGCCAGAACTGGCTTCTGGCGCGCGTGCTTACAGCCCCCTTCAGCACAGCATCAACAACCTCGTTGACATGCTGGAAATCCTATCGCTCGAAAAGGAAGCCGTCAAAACCAACAGCGATTTGGTTCGTACGATTACGCGCGAGAACGCCCAGTTCGACGGCACCCAGTCCGACTTTGAAGCCTTCGGGATGCGTCCGCAGGACTACGGTGAAAACGGTCTTGCTGACCCAAGGGAAGCATC